TCTGGGTGGCCGACAAGTACAAGGTCCAGTTCCCGGAGAACAAGTTCGCCAAGGCCCTGACCCAGATCACCGACAAGCGGCGCTTCAATCCGCTGCGGGACTACATACGGCAGCTGCCGGAGTGGGACGGCGTGCCGAGGGTGGACACCCTGCTGGTGGACTACCTGGGCGCGGAGGACACGCCCTACGTCCGGGCCGTCACGAGGAAGACCCTGATCGGCGCGGTTCAGCGTGTATGGGAGCCCGGCTGCAAATTCGACACCGTGCTGGTCCTCGACGGGAAGCCGGGCATCGGCAAGAGCACCCTGCTCCGGAAGCTGGGCGGCAAGTGGTTCAGCGACAGCCTGAGCCTGGCAGACACCAGGGACAAGACGGCGGCCGAGAAGCTCCAGGGCGTCTGGATCATGGAGATCGGCGAGATGCAGGGAACCCGGAAGGCTGACATCGACGTGATGAAGGGCTTCCTCTCCCGGCAGGTGGACGAGTACCGGGCAGCCTACGGCCGCGTGGTCGAGAGGCACCCGAGGACCGCGATCATCTGCGGAACGACCAACAGCACCACCGGCTTCCTGAGGGACGCCACCGGCAACCGGCGCTTCTGGCCCGTCTCGGTCGATGGCGGAGGCCGCCTCTCTGTCTGGGAGATGACAGAGGCCACCAGGGCACAGATCTGGGCCGAGGCGGCCATGTACGCCACCGAGGGCGAGGACAGCTTCCTGGATGCAGAGATGGAGAAGGAAGCGGCCAAGGCCCAGCAGGCGGCGCTCATGTATGACGAACGTGAGGGCCAGGTGATCGACTACCTCGACACCCTGCTGCCGGAGGACTGGTACAGCTGGGACCTCGGCAAGCGCAAGGACTACTTCAGCCAGCGCGACGTCCTGGATCCGAAGCAGCAGGTGGGCACCATGCAGCGGACAAAGGTCAGCGCGATGGAGATCTTCTGCGAGTGCTTCGGCAAGATCCAGAACCAATGGACAAGGCGCGACGGCGACGAGATCGCGAGCATCATGGCCAGGCTGCCGGAGTGGGAAAGACCCGCGAACGCGACCATGAGGATCAAGGATCTGGGCAAGCAGAGAGTCTTCGTCCGCCGAAGTGGTAACGGTAACGAGGGGGGCCGGTAACGAGGGGCCCTCGTTACCACCTGCAACGGCGGCTAATGGTAACAAGCAGCCGCACGTTACCACACTTGTTACCCTACTCGTTACCACCTAAAAGCCAGCAACAGCAAGGCTGACGGCGTAATGGTAACGAGGTAACAAGGATTTTATATAGATTATTAAAAATATACCGTACACACGCGAAAACGGGCACCCGCGAGGGCGAATACGCGCATTATAGGAAAAAATCGCGGCGCTCGTTACCACCGGAGGATCAATATGAGAGAAAAAACTATAGAAAAATGGCTTCGTGAAGGCTGCGATCGCCTCGGCCTTCTCGCGATGAAATTTACAAGCCCCGGTAACGATGGCGTGCCCGATCGTCTGGTTATATGCCCGGATGGCAGGGCGCTCTTCGTGGAGCTAAAGACTGACACAGGCAGGCTCTCGCCGATCCAGGCATGGCAGCATAAACGCATGAGGAAGGTCGGGGCCAAGGTGATCACCGTCTACGGCACGGTCGGAGTCAGTGAGCTTCTGGAAGATCTCGGGATGGTATATTCTGATACGCCCCGCTTCCAGCGCTGGCGCGAGGAGTACGGCATCGACCGGAGCGCCTTCCAGTTTAAGGACGTATATGGAAAGCAAGACGGGAGGGATCGCTATGAAATACACATGTGACTGGTGCGGCAAGGAGTTCCAGAGATACCCGAGCCAGATGGTCGGGAAGAAGATGGCCTTCTGCTGCAGAGACTGTCAGGCGAGATACCGATCGAAGAAGTACAACCCAGAGGGGCGTCCTATAACACGACACCCGCATCTGAGCGAATACAATCGACAACACAATGCAGAGAAAATGACCAAGGAAGTCCGGGAAAAGATAAGCAAGGCAAGGCTTGACACTGGAACCGCTGACACCTACAGAAAAGTGAACGGAAGACACGAACATCGAACCGTGGCTGAGCAAATACTCGGGCGGCCACTGAAAAAGGGCGAGGTCGTGCATCACATTAACAGAAACAAGAAGGACAACAGACCCGAGAATTTAATGATTTTTGCAAGCCAAGCGGAGCACGCCCGCTGGCATAAAGAACACGACGAAGAGGAAGGAGGTGGTGCCAGATGAAGTTCATGCCGCATGATTATCAAAAGAGAGCGATGGAGCTCGTGATCAAGATCCCGAAAGTCGGGTTATTTTTAGACATGGGCTTGGGTTAGCAAGACCGTCATCACGATGACCGCGATCCAGGAGCTCATGTATGACCGCTTCGAGATCTCCCGCGTCCTGGTTATCGCCCCGAAGCGGGTGGCCGAGGACACCTGGACGAGGGAGCACGCCAAGTGGGACCACCTGAAGGACCTCCGGATCTCGAAGGTCCTGGGGAACGAGCAGCAGCGGATCCGGGCGCTGAGGGCTGAGGCCGACATCTATGTGATCGGCCGGGACAACGTGATCTGGCTGATCAACTACTACCAGGGACTAAGGAAGGGCTGGCCGTTCGACATGATCGTGATCGACGAGCTGAGCTCCTTCAAGAACCCCCAGGCCAAGCGCTTCCGGGCGCTGAAGAAGGCCATGCCGTCCGTGAGCAGAGTCGTCGGCCTCACCGGCACGCCGAGCCCCAACGGGCTGATGGATCTCTGGGCCGAGGTCTACCTGCTGGACCAGGGCGAGCGCCTGGGCCTGACGCTGGGATCCTACCGGGAGAGATACTTCCGGCCCGGAGCACGGAACGGCTACGTCGTCTATAAGTGGGAGCCCTTCCGGAACGCCCAGAAGGAGATCGAGGACAAGATCAGCGACATCTGCATCAGCATGAGCGCGGCCGACTACCTGAAGCTGCCCAAGAGGATCGACAACGTGATCCCGGTGCAGCTGTCTCCGGACGAGATGGAGGCATACAAGCGCATGGAGCGCGACCAGCTCCTCCAGATCGAGGACGACGACATCGCGGCCCTGAACGCGGCGGCCGTCATGACCAAGCTCCTCCAGATAGCGAACGGCAGCGTCTACACGAACGAAGGCAAGGTCGTGAAGATCCACGAGGCGAAGCTGGAGGCCCTGGCCGAGATCGTCGACACGACGGACAGCCCGGTGCTGGTCTTCTACAGCTACAAGCACGACCTCGCGGCCATCCAGGGCAAGATCAAGGGCGCGAGGATCCTGGAGAACGAGAAGGACATCTCCGACTGGAACGCCGGGAAGGTCCAGGTGCTACTGGCCCACCCTGCCAGCGTCGGCTATGGCCTCAACCTTCAGGAGGGCGGCCATGTGATCGTCTGGTACGGCCTCACCTGGAGCCTGGAGCTCTACCAACAGGCCAACGCCAGGCTATACCGGCAGGGCCAGGAAAAGCCGGTGATCATCCACCACCTGATCGCTGAGGGCACAGCCGACGAGGAGGTTATGGCAGCACTACAGAACAAGGACACGAGCCAGGCGGCCCTGCTGGCAGCACTCAAAGAGAGGAGGGCCAAGTGAACGCGGAAGGCTATCCGGACCCTACGGCCGACAAGGCCATCAAGAGGGCCGACAAAGCGCCGGAGCAGGTCAGCGAGCTGATCAGAACGATCAAGGCCGTGGCAGCTCTGGCCGGTTATGACATAACGAACAGGATCCACCTGAAGGATCAGAAAACGGGGAGGAAATACACATGATAGGTTATTTAAGCGGCCCGATCACGGGCAACCCTGACTACAAGAAGCAGTTCGCGTGGTCAGCGAAGCAGCTCACACGCATGGGCTATGATGTCATCAATCCGGCAGCACTCTCCCAGGTCGTTCCGATCGAGGAGCTGAGCTATGACACGATCATGGAGATTGACATGCTCATACTCTCGAAGGCTGACTACCTGATCCAGCTCCCGGGCTGGGAAAACAGCAGAGGCGCCAACAGGGAGCTGGGCTACGCCCTGGCCACGGGCAAGATCGTGGTCTCGCTGGAGCATCTGCTGAAGGAAGGAAGGGAGGGAGCAAGCCTATGGACCTACAAAACACTTTTGACTATCTGATGCAGATCCGCAAGAAGGAGTACGCCATCAAGAGGAAGCAGCTGAGGTGTGAGGAGTTGAGGAGCTGCCTCGGCGCCAGGGCGATCCAATACGACCGCGACCGGGTGCAGACGTCTCCGGTCGACAAGGTCAGCGAGATCATCTGCAAAGTGGCCGATCTGGAGGACCAGATCGAGCAGCTCCAGGAGGAGAAGGCCCTGCTGATCATCGAGATCGGCGACGCCATCGAGCAGCTGGAGGATGACAACGAGAAGACCGTCCTGGCCGAGTTCTACATCGGCCGGGTGCCGATGGCCCAGGTGGCTGAGATCATCAACTACAGCGTCCGGAGGACGTACTACTTCCGGAAGCAGGGCGTCCTACATCTGGGGGAGGCGCTGGGCGGGAATTAAAAGTCGGCAAACATTGCAAAAACGAACGTGATATTATGGTAACGTGAAACGAGTGAGAGCAGGCGAAGAGTCGCCTGCTCTTTTCCGTTGTCCAAAACACCGAATACAGCGAGGAGGTGAGGTCGTGCCAAGGGCGAAGAACGCGAAGGCGGACGAGGCCCTGGCTTTATATAAACAGGGCCTCAAACTCGTGGAAATAGCCAGGCAGCTCGAAGTCCCAGAGGGAACGGTCCGCCGATGGAAATGCACCCATGACTGGGACGGTAAGAAAAGCGAACGCTCGGAAAAGAAAACGAGCGCTCGGAAACGAGGCGGACAGCCTGGCAACCGCAACCGAGCGGCGCCAAAAGGAAACAGGAGGGCCGAGAAGTTCGGCTTCTACAACAAATACCTGCCGGAGGAGACGCTGGAGATCTTCGGAGAGATCGCGGAGGCCGATCCGCTGGATCTTCTCTGGGACCAGATCCGCTTCTCCTACACGGCCATCGTGAGGGCCCAGAAGATCGCCTACGTCAAGGGCCAGCAGGACAAGACGATCGAACGGATCGAGGAGAAGGACGGGAACGTCATCGGCGAGCGCTGGGAAGTGCAGCAGGCCTGGGACAAGCAGGCCAACTTCATGAAGGCCCAGGCCCGGGCGATGGACACCCTCAGGGGCTTGATCAAGCAATACACCGAGATGCTGCAAGAACGCGGCGAGACCGCCACCGAGGAACAGAAGCTCCGGCTCGAACTTCTGCGCTCCAAGCTCGGCAGCGGCACCGGTGAGATCCGGAGGGTGACTATTATCAATGACACAAAGCAACGAGATCCGGATCAGTGACCTGATCATTCCTAAGTTCTGGGACGTGTTCAACGACGAGGAACACACCCACAAGATCCTCACCTCTGGCCGAGCCGGGACGAAGTCCTCAGAGGCAGCGATCGAGACGGTCTTCAAGATCGTGCAGGACGTCGACGGGAGCGCCGTCGTCATCCGGAAGAGGCACAACAAGCTCCGGAAGACCGTATACAAAGAGATCAAGAGAGCGATCAAGAGGCTGGGCCTCGACGAGCGCCTCTTTAAGATCACCGTGAGCCCGATGGAGGTCACGTTCCTGGAGAACGGGAACACGATCTACTTCACCGGCTCCGACAATATCGACGACACCAAGGGCATCATCGACGAGAGCAAGCCGATCAAGCTGGTCATGATCGACGAGGTGAACGAGTTCTTCGAGCAGGGCGAAGGCGAGGACGAGCTCCAGAACATCGAGGCGACCTTCATCCGAGGCAACGACGAAGGCTTCCAGATGCTCTACCTCTATAACCCGCCCAAGAACCCGAACGCTCCGGTCGTCCAGTGGACCCGCAAGATGGAGCAGCGCCCCGACTGCATCCACGTCCATGTGGACTACAGAGACGTGCCGGAGGCCTGGATCGGCCGGAAGCTCCTGGAGTCGGCTGAGATCCTCAGGCAGATCGACGAGCGCCAGTGGCGCTGGCTCTGGCTGGGCCTCTCGATCGGCGTGGACGAGCTGATCTACTACATGTTCGGCGGCAAGAACGTCGCCAGGACGAAGGAGGAGGCCTTCCCGCTGATCGGCGTGGGCGTCGACTATGGCCAGCAGAACGCCACCACCTACCAGGCGGCCGGTCTCAACATGACCAAGCACCGGCTGGAGGGCCTGGCGGAGTACTATCACAGCGGCAGAGAGTCCGGGACACAGAAGAGCCCCAGCAAGTACGCGGAGGACTTCGTGGCCTTCCTGGACGATCTCCACGAGGAGTACAGCTGCAACAGCTTCTACGTCTTCATCGACCCGTCTGCTGCGGGCCTGGCGGAGGAGATCAAGCGAGCGGTCCGGGGCTGCGGCTACAGCGTCCGGCTCCGGGACGCACAGAACGACGTCGCCCTGGGGATCTCCAGGGTGCAGAAGCTCCTCACCTTCGGGATGCTCACGATCTCCCCGAAGCAGGAGAACGCCCGGCGCGAGTTCGGGCTCTATGAATACGACAAGAAAAGCATCGAGCGAGGCCAGGAGAAGCCGGTCAAGGAGAACGACCACTGCATGGACGCGATCCGCTACCTGGTGATGGGCCTCTGGTCGAAGCTGAAGCACTACCTCCCGGTGCAGGAAAAAGAGGAGGAAACAATCGAAGAAGCGGAGGGAACAATCTGAAATGAATATCTTTGAATACTTCAAGAAGAAGGGCATCGACACCCTCGACAGCTCCTTCTACAGCAAGATCGACATGTGGGACAGCTGGTACAGGTCGAACGTGAAGAAGTTCCACCAGTACCGGATCTACCACGGCGCGAGCCACTACGAGCGCTGCCACCGGAAGAGCCTGGGCATGGCCAAGAAGATCTGCGAGGACATCAGCGACCTGCTCCTGAATGAGAAGGTCAAGATCACGATCAAGGACCCGGCGACGGACGCCTTCGTGAAGAAGGTCCTGGAGGACGCCAACTTCACCGTGCAGGGCAACGAGTACCAGGAGCGCAAGGCGGCCACCGGGACCGTGGCCTATGTCCCCTACCTCACCAACATGGTCCTGGATGAAGAGGGCCGCGTGGTCTCTGCTGAGGTGAAGCTGGACTACGTCGTGGCGAAGAACATCTTCCCGACAGCCTGGGAGAACTCCAGGGTCACGGAGGTGATCTTCGTCTTCGAGAAGACCTACAAGCGCAAGAAGTACGCCCAGTTCCAGCACCACAAGCTGGAGCCCTGGGTGGGTGAGAACGGCGAGGACCTGGGCTTCCAGTACGTCATCGAGAACACGGTCGTCCTCTGCTCTTCCGGATCCGGCAAAGAGCTGACACCGGAGGAGTGGAACGAGATCCCGCACTTCGAGGGACTGGCTGCCAGAGTCGAGACCGGCAGCGACCAGCCTCAGTTCGTGATCGACAAGCTGAACATCGCCAACAATGTCGACGAGGACGACAGCAACCCGATGGGGATCAGCCTCTTCGCCAACAGCATCGACGTCCTGGCCAAGATCGACATCGAGTACGACAGCTACGCGAACGAGTTCACCATGGGCAGGAAGAGGATCTTCGTCGCTCCGGAAATGCTGACCGACGCCAACGGCGATCAGGTCTTTGATCCGGACGACTCCGTCTTCTACCAGCTGCCGGAGGACTACTTCAAGGACACCAAGGAAGCCATGCACGAGGTCAACATGAGCCTCAGGGTGCAGGAGCATGAGGACGCCATCAACAACGACCTCAACCTCCTCTCCTTCAAGTGCGGCTTCGGCACCCAGTACTACCGGTTCGAGAGGGGCACGGTCGCAACGGCCACCCAGGTGATCAGCGAGAACAGCGACATGTACCGGACGATCTGCAAGCACGAGATCATCCTGGAGGACGTGCTGAAGGATCTGATCCGCTGCATCATCCGCCTGGGCCAGACGGCCAACGTGCCGGACCTGGTGCTGGAGACTGACATCACCATCGACTTCGACGACTCCATCATCGAAGACAAGCAGACAGAAAGACAGGAAGACCGCCAGGACGTGGCCATGGGCGTCATGAGCCCGGAGGAATACCGCGCCAAGTGGTACGGGGAGACCGTGGAGATCGCGGCCTCTAAGATCCCGGACCAGTCTGGCGGGATCCTGATGTAATCAATGGACGAGAGCTACAGCAGCCTGCTGGCTGAGGGCATCGAGAAGAAATACCGGCAGCTGGAGATGGAGATCATGGAGGACATCGTCCGAAGGATCCAGAAGGCCGGAACGATCACCGACTCGGCCGACTGGCAGATCAACCGCCTCCGGATCCTGGGCACAACCAACCAGGAGATCGAGGCCATGATCCGGAGAGCTGTCCAGGGGAACGAGGAAGAGGTCCGGCGCCTCTACATGGAGGTCATCGAGCGGGAATACACCCGCGACAAGGAGCTCTACGAGAAGACCGGCAAGGACTTCATCCCCTACGAGCAGAACCCGGAGCTCCAGCAGATCACGGACGCCCTGGTGGATCAGTCCACCACGGAGCTCTACAACATCACCAAGAGCACCGGCTTCATGATCGACATGGGCGGCAGCTCCGGCAGGGTCTTCACGCCCCTGGCTGACGTCTACAACGGCTACCTGGACGACGCCATCACCGGCATGGCCAACGGAGCCTACGACTACAACACGCTGATCCGGCGCATGGTCTCCCAGATGACCAGCTCCGGGCTGAGGACGGACCACGTCTTCAAGAACGAGAACGGCGGCGACTGGGGCATCGACTACGCGAGCGGCTGGCACAACCGGATCGACGTGGCTGCACGCCGCGCTCTGCTCACCGGCTTCGGCCAGCTGGCCAGCCAGGTCACAAGCATGAACGCCCAGCGCCTCGGCACCAACCTCTTCGAGGTCTCCTGGCACCCGGGCGCCCGTCTCTCCCATACGGTCTGGCAGGGCAAGGTCTACACCAAGGAAGAGCTGACGAGCAAGTGCGGCCTGGGCACCGGTCCGGGCCTCTGCGGCTGGAACTGCCGCCACAACTACTACCCGTTCATCCCTGGCGTGAGCCAGCGGAACTGGTCGGACGAGTGGCTGGATCAGATGAACGCCAAGGAGAACGCGCCGAAGAAGTTCCGGGGCAAGGAGTACACGACCTACGAGGCCACCCAGAAGCAGCGGCAGATGGAGACGGCCATGAGAGCCCGGCGTGAGCAGGTGCAGCTCCTCAGGAAGGGCGACGCGGATCCGGACGACATCCTGACAGCCCGGTGCAAATACCAGGCCCAGCTTGACGAGTACAAGCGCTTCAGCGCTGCCATGGGCCTCGAAGAACAGACGGAGCGGATCTACACGGGCCGGACCCGTGGCCGGATCTCTCCTTCTCCCCAGGCATACGCCAAGTGGCAGATGGAGCAGGCCGAGAAGGCTGCCAACCGTGCCAGGGAGAAGGCCGAGCGGCAGCGCCGGGCGGATATGGACGCCGCCCAGAAGGGAGGCACAACATGATCAAGGTCCACCTGGATCTTCACAACATAACGGTCGAGGGCCACGCGCCCAGGCCGGAGGGCACTGAGCCCGGCCAGAACATCGTCTGCGCTGCGGTCTCTGCCCTCACCCTCACCCTGATCGAGGGCCTGGAGGCCATCGCGGGCATGAGGATCGAGACGGTCGAGGAGCCCGGCAACGTCCGGATCCGCTGGATGACGACCAACGACACCGGCAAGGCTCTGATCGACACCTGGTACATCGGGATCACCCGGATCCAGGACAGCTACCCGAACACTATCACGATATTATGAGCGCCCCCTCGTCCCGGGCGCTTTTAATATGGCCGGACGGCTCTGCCTCAACGAGCTGGACGTGTTCACGCACACTACAAAAACGGAGGAATAGAAACATGATCAACAAACACTTCAACCTTCAGCTCTTCGACGACGGCGGTCAGGGCGGCTCTGGCGGTGCCCAGGGTGGAACAGCCGGGACTGGTAACGGCGGCCAGGCAGGAAGCGCCGGGAACAACGGCAACGGCGGCGGGTCCTTCAGCTTCGAGCAGGCCGAAGAGATCGCGAACGCCAGGGCACAGAGAGCTGAGAAGGCTGCACTCGCGTCCTACTTCAAACAGCAGGGCATGAGCGAGGAGGAAGTGTCCCAGGCCATCGCGGCCTATAAAGCCCAGCAGGCGGCCAGCAAGCCGGACGCCAGCAAGATCACCAAAGAGCGCGACGACGCGCTCGCCGAACTGGCAGCACTGAAGAACAGCAACGCGCTCCGCTCCAAGGGAGTGCGCGAGGAGGATCTGGACTATGTCATGTTCAAGATCGGCGCCCTCATGAAGGAGGACGACAAGCTCGACTTCGACAAGGCTGCCACCAAGTACCTGAAAGACAACCCGCGCTTCACGGCATCCGGGGGCGGCTCGTACAGAGTAAAGACCGGGACGGACAGCTCCGGCCAGGGCGGAAGCTCCGGCCAGCAGGGCAACGACTCGATCAACAATGCCATCCGGAAGGCCATCAGGCGCACATACTGATCAACATTATGGAGGTATAACACAATGAGAAAGTACTTTAATCTTCAGCTTTTCGACACCGACGCCCAGCTCATCGACAGAACTGGCGCCGAGGCCCTCATTCCTGAGGAGAACGCCCGCGAGATCATCCAGGGCGCCGTGGCTCAGTCTGCTGCCCTCTCTATGGGTCGCCGCCTGGCCAACATGACCAGCAAGCAGACCAAGCTCCCCGTGCTTGATGCTCTTCCGATCGCGTACTTCGTGGACGGAGACACCGAGCAGAAGAAGACCACCAAGCAGCAGTGGGACAAGAAGATCCTCTACGCTGAGGAGGTCGCTGTCATCGTTCCGATCCCTGAGGCAGTTCTTGACGACGCCGACTACGACATCTGGGGCGAGGTTCGTCCTCGTATCCAGGAAGCCTTCGGCAAGGTCATCGACCAGGCCATCTTCTTCGGAACCGGCAAGCCTACCAACTGGAGAGCGGGCCTCGTGCCTTCCGCTACTGCTGCGGGCGCGACCGTCGCACTCGGCACGAATGACCTCTACGACGTCATCATGGGCGAGGGCGGCGTGATCGCTAAGGTCGAGGAGTCCGGCTTCTTCGTGTCCGGCCACCTGGCTGACATCAGCATGAGAGCTAAGCTCCGCGGCCTGAAGGATAAGCAGGATCGTCCTCTGTTCCTGGCTTCCATGCAGCAGGCGGGCAACTACACTCTGGACGGCTCTGCCATGACCTTCCCGCGCAACGGATCCTGGGATCCTACGGCAGCGCTGATGGTCTCCGGCGACTTCAGCCAGCTGGTCTACTCCATCCGCCAGGACATCACCTTCAAGCTCTTCACCGAGGGCGTGGTCCAGAACACGGACGGCACCATCGCGTACAACCTCATGCAGAACGACATGGTCGCTCTCCGTGCGGTCATGAGACTGGGCTGGGAGATCCCGAACCCGATCAACGCGCTGAAGACCAACAAGAACCAGCGCTTCCCGTTCGCCGTCCTCACTGCCTAAGTGAAAGGAGGGCGAGCTGATGGGCTACGTTAGCTATGAGTTTTACAGTCAGACCTTCGGGACAATGATCCCGGAGGCTGACTTCTCCAAGGCCGAGACCAAAGCTGAGGCGGCCATCAGCTACCTCACCTATGTGAACGGCGACATCTTCGCGGTCGAGAACGACAACGTCAAGCTGGCGGTGTGCGCGGCTGCGGAGGTGATCTACAACAACGAACAACAGACCAGTGCTGCCGGTAGCTCTGCTGCCGGTAAGAAGAGCGAGAGCAACGACGGCTACTCTGTCACCTATGTGACCGAAGCACAGGACGGTCAGACCGCTGAGGAGGCCCTTCGGAAGAAGATCTACGAGGCGATCAGGCTCTACCTGCTGCCGACCGGATGGCTCAGCCGGAAGGTCAAGATGGGAGGGTGCTGCGATGTATGTGCAAACAGCGATAACTCTCTTTAACAAGCGCCTGAGCGCTGACAGGCGGGAGGTCTACTTCCCGACCTGCATCACCGGCGCCTCGTTCTTCGAGTCGAGGAGCTCCAGCCACTCCACGGATGGAGCTCACTCCGAGAGTCTCACCTACAAGCTCCGGATCCCGATCGACGCCAAGGTCCAGGACGACAAGACCTACCTCAGCGAGATGGCCTTCAAGGCTCTGACCGCTGAGGAAGCCGCTGATCACTGGACGATCCAGAAGGGCGACATCGTCCTGGCATGTGCGACAGAGCTCGCCGAGCCGGTCGCCGAGCCTGCTCTCAAAGAGCTGGCCAAGGCCAACCTGGCGGACGTCATCACGGTGAAGGAATACGCGGATAACACGATCCGAGGCTCGAAGGCCGTCCAGCACTGGCGGATCGGAGGCGAATGATGGCATTTAAGCCTATACAGAACCTACAAGACGCAACGGCGACCGGGAAGAACGGGTCGGTCAAGATCACCTGGAACGCCGGAGCGCTGCCGAGGATCAACGGCGTGCTCAGTAAGAAGCAGGAAATCATCGACAGCGAAGTGCTGCGGCTCTGCTCTCCCCTGGTCCCCTTCCGGACCGGAGCGCTGGAGAGATCCGGCACGCTGGGCACAGTCATCGGCTCCGGCGAGGTGAAGTACATCGCCCCGTATGCACGGCGCCAATACTACGGAACCGCACAGACCCGGAGCTATGACCCGAGGCGCGGCGGCATGTGGTTCGAGCGCATGAAGACAGCCAACAAGGACCAGATCCTGCGGCTGATCAACTCATAAGGAGGAGCGTGATGGTCAATTCAATCATCGAGGGCGTGGCTCAGTTCTTTGAGGCCTGCCCTATTCTGGCGGACGGAGCCTTCAGGGTGGACGCCCTGGGCGATAAGCCTCAGGAGTACACGATCGAGACCGGGATCTTCAACCCGGTGATCGAGACGTACATCGACGGCAGCTCAGACCGGCGCTACCAGTTCAACTTCGGAAGCCGTGAGTACTACGGGATGGACCGGATCCAGAACATCGCGAACAGCTCCTTCTATGAGGACTTCGCGGCATGGGTCGAGGCCCAGGATGCAGCTGGCAACTTCCCGGAGCTCCCGAAAGGGATGCACGCGGAACAGCTGACCGTGCTGTCTTCCGGCTATCTGTTCGACGAGTCGATGCAGAACGCCAGATACCAGATACAGTTAGAACTTATTTATCACAAGGAGGCATAAGCACATGAGAAAGTTCAATCTTCAGCTTTTTGATGACAGCCGTGCCGCCCTGCTCAGGAACGCCATCGCCGACTATGTGCTGATCGGCACTGACTACGAGCTCATGGGCACCGGCTTCACTTCCCTGGACGAGAGCCCCAACGCTCAGACGGACAGCGAGACCTACATCAACGAGGTCACGGCTTCCTCTGACATCACTGGCTACGAGACCGAGTTCCCGTATGAGTCCAGGCTGATCCCTTCCCAGAAGGCAATCTACGCGCTCTACAAGATGGGGCGCGACCACGCGACCGGAGACGCTGCACAGCTGACCTACGTCCGCGTGGATCTGTTCAACCCGATCGGCACGCCTTCGGCTCAGACTGCCGAGTACACTGCCCGCCAGTTCACCGTGGCCAACGAAGTCAGCGACATCGAGGGCGAGGGTGGCCAGAAGATCCAGGTCTCCGGCACGCTCCACGCGGTCGGTGATCCGGTCCAGGGCAAGTTCGACACCGTGACCAAGGAGTTCACGGCTGGAACCTTCAGCGGCAAGTACGACGCCTAAGAAGGACCACAACAGCAAACAGCTGGCACCACGCGACTGACCTCACGGGCAGGAAGTGGCCAGACGGAGCCCGGTCAACAGTGCGGCCGGGCTCTGATTTTTAATTAAGCACTGACCAGAGGAGGAAAAACATGGACATCATCATCAACGGCGTAACGCTTCAGGGCGATTTTATGGACGCGGACTTCGTGGGTCCGTATGAAGAGGCGACCAAGAAGATGCAGGCGACAGCTATGGCCAGCCGCAACAAGCAGTACAGCAGCGCGGCGGAGGGCTACCTGGAGCAGTGCGCGACGGTCGACACCTACTTCGACGACATCTTCGGGCCTGGTACGGCCGCCAAGGTCTTCCAGGGATCGGAGCACAACATCATGGTCCACCTGAAGGCCGTGGAGGAGCTGACAGACTGGGCTCAGGGTGAGAAGAAGAAGCTCAACGACTTCACGAACAAGTACACCCAGCGCCAGAACGCACAGCTCCAGCGCGAACGCGCCCAGCAGGTCATCTCTGCAAAGAAGAATAAGCATTGAACCTGCTGATCGACGGCCTGCCTGAGGACGTCGAGATCGGCGGCCAGACGGTCAAGATCGAGACCGGCTTCCGGACCGGGATCCTCTTCGAGGAGATGATCCGGGACGTCACCCTCTCGGACACCGAGAAGATCCAGACGGCGCTGGGGCTTTACTTCCCCGGCGTGTATTTTGACGGGATCGAGGTGATCCAGGAGGCGCTGGACCGTCTTTTCTGGTTTTACCGCTGCGGCGAGGAGCCGCAAGAGATGACCGGCTCCGAAGAAGACGCCGAAGAAGGCGGAGGAAACGACAACCCGCCCTTCTCGTATGAGTACGACGCGGACTATATCTACGCCGCGTTCCTTCAGGCCTACAAGATAGACCTGGCACGCCATTCTCTCCACTGGTGGCAGTTTCGAGCTCTGTTCCGGGCGCTGCCCGAGGACACCCAGATCATGAAGATCATCGGCTACCGGACCATGAAGATCCCGGCCAAATTGCCGAAGGAGCAAAAACAACATTATCAGCGCATGAAGCGCATATACAGGCTCCCTCAATCTGAGGACAGACAACAGCTCGAAAGTGACCTCTCTGCTCTACTTATGAACGGAGGCAACCCCTCCGCCCTATTGAATGGAGGAAGAGAGTCATGGCATCAGACGGAACCCTAAAATTTGATACTTCGCTGGACACGAGCGGGCTGGAGAAAAACACCAGCTCGCTCGGCAGCGTCGCCAAGAACGCGCTGGGCGTGTTCGCTGGCAATCTTATGACGAAGGCCGTGGACGCCGTCGTCAACCTGGGCAAGGAGGCCCTGAACTCTGGCATGTCCTTCGAGACATCCATGGCGAAGGTCTCCACGCTCTTCACCGGAACGGACGAGGAGTTCGGGAAGCTCTCGGACACGATCCTGGATCTGTCTTCTGCGACCGGCCTGGCCGCTGACGGCCTGGCTGAGGCAGCCTACTCCGCGCTGTCCGCTTCCGTACCTGCTGAGGATCTCGGCTTCACACTGGAGAAGTCCGCGAAGCTGGCCGCTGCTGGCTTCACTGACGTGGACACGGCCCTCTCGGCTACTGCCAAGACGATGAACGCCTACGGCATGAGCGGCGAGGAGTCTCTGGACAAGGTCCAGAAGGTCCTGATCCAGACCCAGAACCTCGGCATCACCACCGTGGGCGAGCTGGGCGCGAGCCTGGCACAGGTCACGCCGACCGCTGCCGCCTTCGGTGTATCGTTTGAACAGGTCGGCGCCTCCCTGGCCACTATGACGGCACAGGGTACTCCTACAGCACAGGCCACCACCCAGCTGAACAGCTTGATCGCTGAGCTGGGCAAGAACGGCACGGTCGCCGCCAAGAACCTCGAAAAGGCTGCCGAGGGCAGCAAGTACGCGGGCATGTCCTTCAACGAGATGATGGACGCGGGCGCGACCCTGGACGAAGTGCTGGGGATGATGCAGGCATCGGCAGACGCCTCCGGCGTGTCCATGGTCGACATGTTCAGCTCGATCGAGGCAGGCAAGGCGGCCATGTCGATCTTCACCCAGGAGGGCGAGGTCTTCCACAGCAACCTGGAGCAGATGGGCACGGACGCCGACGTCGTCGGTGACGCCTACGCTAAGGTGAGCGACACGCTGGAGTTCAAGAGCCAGCAGATCAAGACCAGCCTGAGCAACATCGCCACCAGCCTCTACAGCATGGCAGCGGGACCGCTGGCCGATGCAGCCGACGCGGCTGCCGGAGCGCTGGCGGAGATCCAGAAGGGCTTCAGCGAGAACGGCCTGGCCGGAGTCGGCGACGCAATCCTCGGCATGATGGAGAGCGCGGCCGAAAAGCTGGAGAACTTCGACTGGGAGGGCGCGGCGGACAAGATCGTCGAGAAGATCACCAGCTTCATCGATGGCAACGGCACCGGCCGCTTCCTGGAGACAGCTGGCCGGATCATCACCGCCCTGGTGCAGGGCATCGGCAAGGCACTCCCGAAGCTCCTGCCTGCAATCGTGAAGCTCGTGGCCTACATGGTCACGTCACTGATCAAGCAGATCCCGAAGCTCCTCCAGGCCGGTGTGGACCTGGTGAAGGGCATCGTCAACGGCCTGATCTCCGCCCTGCCTAACATCGGGCAGGCGATCCTGGACATCGGCCGGGCTATCCTCGACGCCTTCAAGAGCTTCTTCGGTATAGCATCGCCTTCGACGGTCATGCAGGAGCAGGGCAACTTCCTGGTGGAGGGCGTGATCAATGCACTGATCGCTCTGCCGGGTAAGATGGCGGAGGTCTTCTCCGATGCACTCGCGAAGCTCCTGGAATGGGGCCAGAACATGCTCCAGTCAGCAGGCACCGCGATGACCAACATGCTGAGCAAGATCAGCACCATCGTCAGCCAGCTGCCGGGGAAGGTCTGGACCTTCCTGGTGAATACCGTCACCCGACTGGTCCAGTGGGGCCAGCAGATGCTCAGCAACGCCTCCACGGCGATGACCAACATGCTGAGCAAGATCAACAGCATAGTGCAGCAGCTTCCTGGGAAGGTCTGGACGCACCTGGTCAACACGATCAACAAGCTGATCGCCTGGGGCCAGCAGATGCTCTCGAACGCGAGCACCGCCATGACCAACATGCTCAGCAAGATCAACTCGATCGTGCAGCAGCTTCCCGGAAAAGTATGGACCCATCTCGTCAACACCGTGAACAAGTTGATCCAGTGGGGTCAGCAGATGCTCAGCAACGCCTCCACGGCCATGAGCAACATGCTCTCGAAGGTGAACAGCATCGTCTCCGAACTTCCGGGGAAGATCTGGACGCACCTGGTCAACGCCGTGAACAAGGTCATCAGCTGGGGCCAGCAGATGGTCTCGAACGCTTCGACCGCTGCCAGCAATATGCTCAGCAAGGTCTCCAGCACGCTCTCACAGCTGCCCGGACAGATCTGGACACACCTCAGCAACGCGGCCTCGAAGGTCGTCTCCTGGGGCTCAGAACTGGCCAGCAAGGGCGCTGCTGCGGCGAAGCAGCTCTTCGACTCCGTCGTGAACGGACTGAAGGACCTGCCCAGCAGGATCACCAGCATCGGCAGCGACATCGTGAGCGGCCTCTGGAACGGCATCAGCTCCGGCTGGGACTGGCTGAAGAATAAGGTCAGCAACCTGGCCACGAGCCTCCTGGACAGCGCCAAGAGCGCCCTGGGCATCAGTTCACCGTCCAAGGAGTTCCGGGACGAGGTCGGCCACTGGCTCCCGCCCGGCATCGCTGAGGGCTTCGAGGACTCCATGCCTCGGGCCATTAAGGACATGAAGGCCCAGGCGGCCAAGATGGTCGGCCAGATGCAGACGGCGATCTCGGCCTCTGCCGGAACCCTCGCGCTCAATGCAGCGGGACCGGCGAACCTGAGAGCCATGTCCACGGTCGGCACGATCGTCAACAACGACAACCACTTCGAGCAGGAGAACACCTACAACGTGCCCGTGGCTACGCCGTCCGAGGTGAGCAAGGCACAGCGCGAGGCGCTGCGGAACATGGTCGGAGGTGTGAAATGACAAAAAATACATTAACCATCGAGCTGACCTGCAACGGCAAGACGCTGAGGATGGGACCCGGTGAGGACATCGACATCACGGCAGTGACCGGACTGGAGTCCTCCGAGCTTGACATCAGCACATCAGACAACGCCCTGGTCGACGGGGCGAGCGTCGACGGCAAGAAGATCAAGCCGAGGCCCATCCACATCGAGGCCAGCTTCAAGAGCAACAAGAACAACCCGGAAAACCGGGCCAACGTGATCAAGTTCTTCAACCCGAAGTACACGGGCAAGGCACTGATCACCAACATGGGCGTGAGCCGGAACATCGAGTACGAGCTGGAGGGCTGGACCTTCGCTTCCGTCCGGAACATGGACAACAAGCTGAAGATCCTGGTCGACCTGCTCTGCCCGGATCCGTACATGCTCAACGTCGACAACTATGGCAAGAACATGGCCAACATCTCGGCGCTCTTCGCCTTCCCGTGGAGGATGCTGAGCACCCGGATGACCAGCGGCAAGCTGGACTACCCGGACAAGGCCAGAGGGATGCTGCTGGGCGGCATGACAATGGGCTACCGCACGCTGTACAAGGAGGTCGTGCTGGCCAACGACGGAGACGTCCCGACGGGCGTCCAGATCCAGTTCGTGGCCACCAGAGGCCCAGTCACCAACCCGAAGATCACCAACACCGGCACCGGCCAGTATATGAGGGTCAACGTGGCCATGCAGCAGGGCGACATCCTGCTGATCGACACGAACGACCGGCACCAGGTCATCACTCTGAACGGCGTCAACTACTACCAGCACATCGACCGCAAGAGCGAGCCCTTCAAGCTCGCCGTGGGCGACAACTATCTGGAGTACGACGCGGACGAGAACTACACGAACCTGGACGTCAACCTCTTCTATACGCCGAAGTATCTGGGGGTGTAGGCCTATGATGAATTTGATCATACTCGACGAAAACTTCGACACGCTGGGGATCATCAGCGTGTTCAACACAATGATCTGGGACCGGAGGTACTACGCCCCCGGTCTCTTCGAGCTATACACTCCCGCCGAGTTCTTTGAGCTCATGAACACCGGGCGCTACCTCTACCGGAGCGACCGGACGGATCTCGGCGTGATCCGCGAGGTCAACTTCGCCCGGGACGCAAAGGGGGCGAGGACTGCATACTGCAAGGGCTATTTTGCCGAGGAGCTGCTCAACAACCGGGTGATCAACGGCCAGGTGAACATCACTGGAACGCCGGAGGCCATCGGCCGCCAGCTGGTCAACAAGTATGTGATCAGCCCGAGCGACGCGGACCGGAAGATCCCGGAGATCCGGCTGGGAACCCAGCACGGCATCGGGACGAGCGTCACGGTCACAGCTACCGGCGACCGCCTGGGCGACAAGCTCTACGAGATCGAGCAGACCCAGGAGCTCAGCCACCGGCTGATCTATGACTACCTGGCCAACACGCTCAGCTTCGAGCTCTGGCAGGGCAAAGACCGAAGGGACACCCAGGACGTCAACAGCTGGGCCATCTTCTCTGACAGCTTTTTCAACGTGAAGAACGCGGTCTATGACAGGGACGAGTCGGACTGCAAGAACTTCGCCTATGTCGCCGGAGAGGGAGAAGGCACGGCCAGGGTCATCGTGGAGGTGGACATCCGAAGCAGCGCCGACGAGGAACGCCGGGAGCTCTGGGTGGACGCCAGGGATCTGCAAAGCACCTACACGGACGACGGAGGCACCGAGCACACCTACACGGCCGCCCAGTACCGGGCGCTGCTCCGGCAGCGTGGCCTGGAGAAGCTGGCGGAGTACGAGAAGGTGGAGACGGTCAACAGCGACGTCGATCCGGACGCGAACCTGATCTACATGACCGACTTCGACCTGGGAGATCTCTGCACCTACAGATACACGGACGTCGGGATCGAGACGATCAAAAGGATCACCGAGATCCAGGAGGTCTACGAAGGCAGCAAGCAGACGCTCAGCGTGATCTTCGGGACCGGGGCGATGACGTCCATCAAGAAACTAATCAAGAGGGAGGCATCATAACATGGCTATGAGATACGGCTATTTTGACTCCGAGATCACCGGAGTCGACTCCGAAGGTATGCCGATCTTCGACCGGGCAGAAACGTCGGAGCTTTTCCGGCTTCTGTTCGCGAAGCTGCTCACCAACGGAGTGCTGGCCAGGCCAGCGGACTGCTTCCAGGTCCTCGCCGGTGACACCGGCCTGACCGTTAAGGTCCGCCCGGGCTTCGGCCTGATCAATGGCGCCTTCGCCTATGACGCGGCGGAGAGCACCTACGAGCTGGCGACAGCTCCCACCCAGTACAGCAGGATCGACCGCGTCGTCCTGCGCGTCAACTACAGAGACCGGCTCTGCGAGATCATCATCAAGACCGGCACGGCTGCGTCGTCTCCGGTCGCTCCGGAGCTGATCCGACCGACCAGCGGCGACTACTACGAGCTGAGCCTGGCCACGATCCGGATCAGCACCAACATGGCCACGATCACCCAGAGCGCGATCACAGACACCAGACCGGACAGCTCCGTCTGCGGCTACATCACCCAGTTCATTGACAGCATTGACACGGAGGTCTTCTTCGCCCAGTTCAATGCCTTCTATGACGAGTTCGTGGACAAGTCGGACGCCAGCTACGAAGAGTTCCTGGACATGGCCCAGCAGGCCTACGACGGCTACACGACCACGATCAACAACTACATCACGGACCTGGAGGATCGAGGAGAGGCCAACCTCACCGAGATCACCGAGAACCTCAGAGAGTTCCAGCGCACGAGCCAGAACGCCTTCAACGCCTGGTTTGCTACAGTGCAGGACCTTCTGGACGAGGACGTGGCCGGTCATCTGATCAACATCACGACAGACCACGAGGAACGTCTCACCCTGGCGGAGTATATGGCCATCCACAACGACTACTTCGCACCGCTCAGGGATGACGACGGCAACATGATCCTGGACGACGATGACAATGTGATCATGGTCGACTGGAAATACGCATACGCATAAGGAAGGAGAAAAACTATGCAGATTGACATTGAAAACGGCAGACGCTTCAACGAGGAGCCCGCGATCAGCGCGGTCTCCAGCGGCGCGGACATCGTCCTCGTCAGACTGGCAGACGGCACCGGCGTCAAGGCCCTGCCTCTCTCAGCCCTGAAGACTTTCATCGGCGGAGATCTGGCCACACTCGAAACGGAGGACAAGGACAGCCTGATCGGAGCGATCAATGAGATCTTCGGCAAAACCGAAGAAAACGCCCTCAGCATTGAGACGATCGAGGGCCTGATCAAAGCCCTCGAAACGGACGGAGCGACCCGCGCCAACGCCATGCCCTTCGAGCATGATCTTGGTACCAGCTTCACAGATGAGCAGTCCGCTGACATCAGAGCGGGCAGGTTCGACAAGGTCCGCGTCGGAGGCTACTGGACGATTAACGGCCGGAAGTACTGGGCGGCTCATGCTGACTATCGTCTCCACTGCGGAGACACAGAGCTGACCACCCACCACATGCTGGTCTTCCCGGACAAAGCTCTTTACAACGGCGTCATGAATGACACCAACGTCACGACCGGCTCCTACTTCGGCAGCAAGATGAAGACGAGCGGCCTGGCCGATGCTCTGGCCACGGTCAAGGCGGACTTTGGAGCGAATCACATCCTCAGCCACCGTGTCCTGCTGGCCAACGCCGTCTCCAACGGCGCGAGCTCCGGCTGGGCATGGCAGGATAGCCAGATCGACCTCATGAACGAGCACATGGTCTACGGATCCCACGCCTGGGGCGGGGGCGCTCAGAACGGCTACGACACCGGGGCAGACAAGACTCAGCTCGCGCTTTTCCAGGCGCGTCCGGATCTGATCTGCAACAGACAGAACTGGTGGCTCCGTGATGTTCAGTCAGCGACGCTTTTCTGCAACGTCGACCACAACGGTGGTGCCGACGCCTGGGGCGCCTCGCTCTCCATCGGCGTCCGCCCGGCTTTCCTGATCTATTGATCAACAATCCCCGGGCCCTCGTGGCCCGGGATGATAAGGAGATAACCAAGCATGTCAGACATCCCAAAGAGCGAGCGCTCGGAGTCACCACTCCGCGCTCAGCACCTGGTCTACAACATCAGAAAACGGATCACTGCCGAGCTGATGGCTACCTTCGGTTACAGCCAGAAACGCTTCGAGAAGCACATCAAGGCCGTGACCGCCTATGTCGTGGACGATGGAGAGCGGGAGGAGCTGGCCAAAAGGATCCGCGAACAGGAGGAAGACTTCAATCTCTGGTTCATCCAGCAGGAACGGACCAGGGTGCTCACCTTCTGCCAGGACATCAGCGTCCACATGAGAGCGGCGAACACGATCTGGCCGGAATACTGGCCAGAGTTCGAGGAAAGACGTCTACAGTGGGACAAAGCGATGGAGTGCTGCAATATGCTCCAGGACGAGCTGCAATACATAGCAGAGGTCCTTCCGGCAGATAAAAACAAATACACCAGCATCGTGCTGGAGATCGAGCACCTGTTCAAAACAATCAAGAGCCTGCGGCAGTCTGACAACCGTTTTAAGAAGTATTTGAAAGGACCAAAGCGCAACACCACCGGGTAACTCTTGTTATGTTCAGTCAGCGACGAATTTCTGCAACGTCAACAACAACGGTAATGCCAACAACTGGAACGCCTCGAACTCCATCGGCGTCCGCCCGGATTTCACAACCGTGCATCCTATCGGGCTGGAACCCGCGCACGGCAATGGGAAAGGAAGAGTTATCCGTTCGGCAGCCATGCCGATAAATACCAACCATGACGTGGCCGGTTACGACCGCTGTCACTATTGCGTGGTTAATTTTTATGAACAAATTGTATGATGCAAACCTGATCTATGAGGCAGGCACCAAGGCCATGAAGGGCGGCCGCTTCAAGTACAAGACCCAACTGTATGAAATGACCCAGCTGCTCCAGACGGCGAAGATCCAGGACGAGATCATGCACGGCACCTACAAACCGGCACCCGGCGCGAAGTTCCCGATCAATGAGCGGGGCCACAGCCGGTACATCACCAGCAACATCATGAGAGACAAGGCGGTCAATCATCTGCTATGCGATGAAGTGATCAGCCCGTCGATCCACAAATATCTGGCCTATACCAACAGCGCGAGCCAGAAGGGCAAGGGCGTCAGCTTCCACCGGAGACACTTCGAGGAAGATCTGCACCACTATTACATGAAGACCGGCAGCAATGACGGCTGGGTGCTTTTCATCGACTTCTCCGGCTACTATGGCAACATACGGCACACGCCGATCCTCGCCACCCTCGACTACTTCATCCGAAGGGAACAGGATCCAGACGTCGCGGACGTGGCCATGGAGCTGATCGGTGACATCTTCAAGACCTTCGAGCTGGATGTCTCCCGCTTCTCTGATGAAGAGATCGCGGAACTCTATCACGGCAAGGTCGACCCGACGATGAACCGCTTCGTGGACCCGGGAGCACTGACCGGCGAGAAGATGCTCAGGAAGGGCGTCGACATAGGGAACCAAGTCTCCCAGGACGTCGGCATCATCCACCCGTACCGGATCGACAACTACATCTCGATCGTGATGGGCTGCCAGCTCTTCGGCAGATACACCGACGACACACATGTGATCAGTGACAGCAGGGAGCTCCTTCAGGCTGTCCTGGAAGGCGTGAAGCAGATCGCCGAGGAGTACGGCATTATCATCAACGAAAAGAAGACACGGATCTGCAAGCTGTCCGGCTTCTATCGTTACCTACAGATCGGCTACTCTCTGACAGAGACCGGCAGAGTGATCCGAAAGATCAACCCGAAGAGCGTCACCAGAGAGCGCCGCAAGCTGAAGGCCTACAAGCGAAAGCTCGAAGCTGGGGCCATGACCTACGAGGAGATCGAGAACTCCTTCAAGTCCTGGCTGGGCGGAAACTGGAGGCGTATGTCGCGCCAGCAGATCAGCAACCTAAGCCTGCTATTCTATCAACTGTTTGAAAGGAGACCAACATGGAAAAAAGGACATGGACGATTACGCTGGCTGATGGGACAACCCTGGAGGGGCTCGGCCTCAACGGGAACAACTACATCAGCAGCAAGAAGATCACCGAGGACGTCTTCACCGACAACCTCAGCACAGTGACGATCAGCGACGGCGAGCACGAGGAGGTCCACGAGAACATGGAGCTCGTCCAGATCACGAAGGTCGGGGCGAACTACTGGTTCATCCTGCGCGACCTGACTGCTCAGGAGCTCGCTGAGATGAAGACCCAGGCCAACATCGAATACGTCGCGATGATGGCCGACATTAATCTGGAGGAGGTATAAGACCATGGCAAACACTACACACAGCAAGCACTTCGCAAAGGTGAAGAAGTACTACAACGCGGGAGTCTGGAACGGGGCCCGCGTCTACAACGCCGTGACCCATCCGACCAGCAACCCCTGGATCACTCCGGAAGAATACGAGGAGATCACCGGCCAGCCCTATGTGGTAGAAAACGAAGAAGAGGAAGCTCCGGAAGCGTAAAGCTCCGGAGCTTCTCCATAGGAGGACAACAGAATGAACGAAACCATTTTAATCGCTGTATTGACCGCCCTGACATCCAGCGGGGCGTGTTCAATAATCCTCTACCTGATCCAGCGGCACGACCTGAAGAAGGACAAAAGCAGCGCGGCCGAGAAGCTCCAGAGCGACATGCTCATGGGCCTCGGGCATGACCGGATCGTCTACCTGGGCGCCTCGTACATCGAGCGCGGCTACATCACCCAGGACGAATACGAGAACCTGCACGAGTACCTCTACAAGCCCTACGCTGCACTGGGAGGCAACGGGACGGCCAAGCGGATCATGGCAGAGGTCGAGAAGCTACCACTGCACAAAGAATAAAGGAGGACAGAAACATGCAGAAAATTGACTGGATCAGAAAGCTGACGAGCCGGAAGTTCTGGCTCAGCATCGCGTCGTTTGTGGCCATGCTGATCGTCGCCCTGGGAGGCGGGGAGAACACGGCCCAGCAGATCACCGCCCTCATCATGGCCGGAGCCACGGTAATCGGCTATGTACTCGGCGAGGGTCTCGCTGACGCGGGCAACAAGCCCGAGGACGGCACGGATCAGTGAAACCGATCATTGACGTCTCCGCTTTTCAGGGGACGATCGACTGGAAGGCGGTCTCGGGCAGCATCGAGGCCGCCATCATCCGGCTGGGCTACCGTGGCTATGGCAACGGCCGGATCGTTTACGACACGAAGTACAAGGAAAACAGAGCCGCCTGCGAGGCTCTCGGCATCCCCTTCTCCCTCTACTTCTTCCCGACGTCCATCACGGACGCAGAAGCCATCGAGGAGGCGGACTTCATCATCCAGGAGGCCAAGGGCATGAAGTTCGTGCTGCCGATCTTCCTGGACAGCGAGTACGCCGAAGGCAGCGGCAAGGGCCGCTCTGATCAGCTCAACAGAGCCGACCGGACGCGCTTCCTGAGGATCATCTGCGAACGCCTCCAGGCGAACGGGATCCCGGCCGGAGTCTACGCTTCGACCAGCTGGATCAAGAACCGCCTGGACGCTTCACAGCTGCCGTTCTCCTGGTGGGTCGCTCAGTGGGCCAGCAAGCTCAGCTACAGCGGCGACTGGCTGATCTGGCAGTACACCAGCAAGGGCAGCGTGCCCGGCATCAGCGGGAACGTGGACTGCTCTCAGCGCAACACCAGCAAGCCCGTCACCGTTCCGGAGACTGCGGTCAAGGGCGTGACAGCTGAGGACGTGCTGGCCGTCATGCGCTCCTGGATCGGGCTCAGCCGCTCGGCCGGGACGCACCACGTCATCATTGACACCTACAACAGCTACACGCCAAGGGCCAGAGGCTACAAGGTCAGCTACACCGACGCCTTCTGCGACACTACCGTCTCGGCTGCCTTCATCAAGCTGGGCGCGGTCGATCTGATCGGCGGTCCGGAGTGCGGCGTCGAGGAGCATGTGAAGCTCTTCAAGAAGGCCGGGATCTGGGAGGAGGACGGCACCGTCACACCGGAGCCTGGCTGGCTGATCGTCTACAACTGGGACGACAACACCCAGCCGAACGACGGCTTCTCTGACCACATCGGCATCGTCGAGAAGGTCAGCGGCGGCATGATCACCGCGATCGAGGGCAACATCAGCGGCGGCGTGGTCGGCAGGACCACCCGCAAGATCGGCCACGGGAACATCCGGGGCTACGCCAAGCCGAAGTACGGCAAGAGCTCCGGAAGCGCCAGGAAGAGCGTCGAGGAGCTGGCCAGGGAAGTCCTGGCAGGCGTCTGGGGCAACGGCGACGACCGCAAGGCCCGCCTGACTGCTGCCGGTTATGACTACAGCGCCGTGCAGGCCCGCGTCAATCAGCTGGTGGCGGCTCCGGAACCGGCCAAGAAGACCGTGGACGAACTGGCCAAGGAAGTCCTGGCCGGATCCTGGGGAAATGGCCAGGAGCGCAAGGACAGGCTCACAGCGGCAGGCTACGACTACAACGCCGTGCAGAGCAAAGTCAACGCCCTGGTCAGCGGATCCAGCAAGTCCATCGACGAGCTGGCCCAGGAAGTGATCGCCGGGAAGTGGGGCAACGGATCGGACCGCAAGGCCCGCCTGACTGCTGCCGGTTATGACTACGCCCGGGTGCAGGCCAAGGTCAACAAGCTGCTCAGCTAAGGAGGACACCATGGAAGTGCTGATTGTGGCCATACTGATCGCCATCGTGGCCATCGGTCCGCTGGGCGCCGGAACGGTCGCGCTCTGGATCGCTGGCAAATACATGGAAGACTAAAGAAAGAAGCCCGGCATCGTGCCGGGCTTCTTTTGCTTTATATGGCAATGGGCAGTATAATATACCCATCAGCGACGAAGGGCTCGCGAGTTCGAGTACGGCTGCGCGGGCTCCACCATTCGGACCGTACTCGAACTTTTGAGTGCGGTCCATTTTCTTTTATGTTGTAGAAGATCATCGCCTGGCCGTTCCTGACCTCGATCCGGGCGATGAACGTGTCCACAAGGCGCTGCCGGAAGGCAGCGTCGTCCACATCCCCGTCCCTGAACGAACGGAGCCACGCCCCGACCACCTCTTCGGTGAGTCGGGGCTTTTTTATTTCTGCCCGCTCGATCTCCAGGACCAGCTCCCCCTCTTCAGCTTCCAGCTGAGCGAGACGCCCGGCCAGACCCTTCGCTCCGGTCCCTTCCTCTATGGCGTCCAGTAGGTTCCGCTGCTTCTTCCGGTTCGAGTCCAGCTGCTTCCTATACGCGGCGGCCGGATCAGCAGCGTCGTCCTGCTCCTGGATCTCCAGGATCCGCGTCGTGAGCTTCCCGATCATGTCATCGGTCAGCATGTCCTGGACGGTCGCCTCGATCACGCGGTCCTCGAAGTGGTCGCGCTGGATCGGCTTCAGCTCGCACTTCGCCCCGCGCTTCTTCGCCCCGCACTTGTAATAGTGGTACACCTTCCCCGTCTTACTGGTGCCGCTCTCAGCGTTCAACATGGCGCCACAATATCCACAAAAGCATTTACAGCTCAGCAAATAGTCCACCTTCGCCCTCCCTGCTGCATTGTTCCGGCTCGTTTTGAAATGCCTGGCGGCCTCGTCGAAGGTCGCCTGGTCGATGATCGGCTCGGCGGGGATCTCCACGCCCTGGATCTCAAAGCGGCCCAGGTACTTCTCGTTCCTCAGCATCCGATAGATCACGGCCTGGGAGATCGGGCGGCCACGCCTGCCGGTGATCCCGTTCTTCCGGAAGAGTTCGATCAGCTCCTTCGTCTGGGCTCCGGCGATGTGCATCCGGAAGGCCTCACGGACGACGGCAGCCTTCTCCTCGTCGATTATGATGTGCCGGTCCTCGTCTACCGCGTACCCGATCGGAAGCGGCTGGCCGCAATACTGGCCCTTCTTCGCGGTCTCCCTCATGCCCCGGAGGATCTTCTGCCTCAGGTCCGCGCTGTAATACTCGGCCAGGCCTTCCAGCACGCTCTCCAGGATGATCCCCTCCGGACCTTCCGGAACGGCTTCCTCGGCATACATAAGGCGGACGCCTGCCTTCTTCAGCTTCATCTTCGAGATGGCAATGTCCTGGCGATCCCGGCCGAAGCGGTCGATCTTCCAGACGATCACGCACTCGAAGCGATGCTGCTCCGCGTCGTGCAGCATCCTCTGGAACTCGTTCCGGCCGACGATGCTCTTCCCGGAGATGTGCCGGTCGGCATAGATCTCCACGATCTGGATCCCGTTCCGCTCAGCATACGCCCGGCAGTCGGCCACCTGGCCCTCGATCGACTGGTCTGTCTGGTTCGGCCCGTTCGAGTACCGGGCATAAATCGCGCCGATCACTTCGGGCCTCCGATCTTCCTGGAGGTCTTCGTCAACTCTGTCAAAAGGAAATCTAAATAAAGAGCCACACGGCTCTCCAGTTCTTTCATGCTCTCCTCAGTGATCTCATACTCCGCACCCTCGTGGGTGAGGATCACGTTCCCGTCTGCATCGTATAAGACGACCCAGCCGAGGATCCTCATCTGCTGCTCCATGCAATAGGAAAAGCTGAGGGCCTTCCGTTCTTCCGTCCATCCGGAGAACTCGATCGCGGTCATGCCCAGCGCCTTCGCGAAGGCCGGGACCTTCGCCCTGGGAACATCGGCAGCGCCCAGCTCGATCTTATTGATCGAGCTCTTGTGTTTATATCCAAGCATCCGGGCGAGCTCGTCCTGGCTGAGGCCAAGCTCTTCGCGCCTCTGCTTGATCTTCTTTCCTAATTCATTCATGGGATCGCCTCCTCGGCGCCATTATATCATGGGGAGAAAATATTTTCTACTTTTTCGGAAATTTTTGTTGACTTCTTTTCTCCGGCGATGTATTCTATGTGCAGGTAGAAAAATTTTCTACCAAGAAACACAACTACGAGGAGGACACACCACCATGATGCTCGAAGAATTTGAAGCCCGCACCGGCTACTATCCCAGCAGCGAGACCTACCGCGTGATCGAGGAAGAGTATGTACAGTTCGACGGCGACAAGGACGCCTTCTGCAAGGCCTTCAAGCTCAACACGAACGGCCTGGCCACCAGGATCCAGCGGACGCTCAACAGCCAGCGCTGGCAGAAGATCCGCGAGGCCGAGGCTGAAAAGGCGGCCCTGAAGAAGCAGATCGAGGAGCTCCAGAAGAAGCTCGACCACGAGCTGGAGTGGCAGCCCTACGAGATGAAGGAGAACACCAGGCAGGTCGACTATGATCATCTGAGAGCAGCAGGCCGCGTCATGACTGACGACGAAGCGAAGGATCTCCTCTATGACTGGTTCGGCTTCGCCCGGGAGAAGGTCACGATCCTGCACAGCGTTCCGACCTATGAGATCAACCGCCACGGCCAGCTCCGGAGAACCGGCGAGACGGAGCGCCTCCCGCTCTACGAGGCGACCGACTGGAACTACATCCGCTTCGACTGCGGCTGCATGACCTACGAGCTCTACAACGACCAGATCGTTCTGTTTGTACATTGAAAACTAAGGAGGACACACATGGACAAGGGACTGAACAAAGCATTTGAAAAACTCACGGAGGCCCTGCAATACACCAGGGACAAGGACGTCATCTCGATCAAGGCCTGCATGAACGTCGACAAGGACGGCTTCCACAAGGAAGTGGCCAAGATCACCTTCAACAACGGCTCGAAGATCTACGCCGACATCGGAGGAGACGCAAACACGACGGCCATGTATGACGTGCTCGCCGTGCTCTGCCAGCTGAAACCGAAGAGCAAGAACATCTACAAGCTCACCGACATCGAGGAGGTGGTGGACGAGTGAAGAACACGCTGCAAGACCTGAACAACCACCTCTTCGAGCAGCTGGAGCGCCTCAATGACGAGGAGCTCACGGACGAGGAGCTCGACAGAGAGCTGAAGCGGGCGGAAGGCATGACGAAGATCGCCACCCAGATCATCGAGAACGGCGAGCTCGCCTTCAAGACCATGGTCCACATGGACGAATACGGCTACAACAACGGCCACCAGCAGGTCCCCGTCATGCTGGAGGCACGCACCCAGACGGGGGGGACTAAGTAAAGGAGGAACCGATGACCAAGATCATGATCCTGATCGCCGGGCTGATCGTCGGCTGCATGGCCGGGATCCTGCTGATGCTGGTGCTGATCAGCCTCTGCATGAGGGAGTTCTGGAGGGATGGCAAATAGATGGCAGTGTACAGATACCCGCAAGAGGTCCACGACCTGGTCAAAGAGTGGGCCCCAAAACTAAGAGACCGCGAGCTGGCCGCCCTGGTGAATGACAAGTGCGGCACCAGCTTCACCGATCAGAGCATGAAGGCCTTCCGGGGCAATCACGGCTACCGGAACGGCATGAAGCAATGGACCGGCGCGGAGTACTGGAAGTACCAGACCAAGTACCCCCAGGGCATGTACGAATACATCCGGGACAACTCCTGGGGCGTGAGCTCGAAGGAGATGGCCGAGCGGGTGAAGGAGCTCTTCGGCTACGAGATGACGCCCACCTGCATGAAACAGTTCCGGCAGCGCCACGGCATCAAGTCCGGCGTGACCGGCTGGTACCAGAAGGGCCACCCTCCGGGGACCAAGGGCAAGACGATCGAGGAGATCTGCAAGCACGACCCGGAGAAGCTGGCCAGAGTCCGCTCCACCCAGTTCAAGAAGGGCGAGCGCCCGGTGAACGAGCTGCCGGTCGGCTCCGTTGTGGTCAACTCTGACGGCTACAAGCTCCGGAAGAAGTCCATGGAGGGAACGCTCTGGGAGCGCTGGGAGTTCCTGCACAGGGCCGTCTGGGAAGAACACAACGGCCCGATCCCTGAGGGCATGGCCGTGACCTTCAAGGACAGCAACAAGCTGAACTGCGACATCAGCAACCTGATCCTCGTGACGAAGGGCGAGAACTGCACCCTCACCCGTCTCGGGCTTCGCTTCGAGGATCCTGAGCTCACGGAGGCAGGCCTGGGCGTCGTCAGACTGAAGCAGGCCATCAGCAAGAGAAAACGAAAGAAAAAGAGAGGAGGCAACACATGACAAACACGAAGCTGCTCCGCGAGAAGATCGACGCCAGCGGCCTGAAGCTCAACTACATCGCCAGCCAGCTCTGGATCTCTCCCAAGGCGCTGACCATGAAGATCGAGAACCAGACCCAGTTCAAACCGTCAGAGATCAAGAAGCTCAGCGAGATCCTCGGCATCGAGACAGCTGAGGAGCAAGCCCTTATTTTTTTAAGCTAAAGGTAGAAAAATTTTCTACGAAGGAGGCCACAATGGCAAGAAGCAACGAAGCTCCGGATCTTACGATGCTGGCGATGGCTGCCTATGACGCGATCCGGAAAAGCATGGAGGACACACATGAGAAGAAGACACACATGGAAGGAGAACCTGATCAGCGCGGCGATCGGCTGCATGATCGGCGCCCTGGCGGGCACAGCACACTGGCACAGTGCGACGGAGTACCAGCGCCAGGCTGCCGCCTCATTGCAATCTGAAGAGGCCCCGGTGATCCTGGCCACCTACTCCGAGCCGATCGAAGAAGAGACCGAAGCGCCTCTCGTCTACGAGCCGGAGCCCTACAACGACCCGGAGATCCCCGACGAGATCGAGGCCGCTGCTGAGGCAGCCGGTGAGGCCTACGGCTTCGAGCCGGAGTTCCTGGAGGCCGTCGCCTTCTATGAGAGCACATACAACACCCAGGCCGTGAACGGCGGCTGCTACGGGCTGATGCAGGTCAGCACCTACTGGCACGCGGACCGGATGGAGCGGCTGGGAGTCACCGAGAGCCAGATCTGGGAGGCGGGCCCGAACATGATGGTCGCGGCCGACTACCTCCGGGAGCTCTTCGGAAGACACTCGGATCCCTACTGGGTGCTGATGACATACAACGGAGACAGCAACGCCGACGCCTATCTCGAAGGCAAGGCAGGCCCGTCCGAGTATGCGCTGCTGGTCCAGGAGTTCACCTTCGAGCTCAGGAACCGGCACGGCAAACTGTAAAGGAGGTGAACTTCATGCCGGACATGAAAAAAGGGCCCTGACCGAAGCCAGCGCCCAAGGACACACTCAACATTATACCAAATAAGGAGGACATACACAATGAAGATCACTATCACGTTTGACTCTCTCGAAGAGTTCAAGAAGCACATCATCGGAGTGCCGGAAGCGGCACCCGCCCAGAAGGCTCCAGAAGCCCCTCAGAGCGACGAAGAGCCGAAGCCTAAGAAGAACCCGAAGAAGGCAGAAAAGCCTCAGGAAGAGGACGCTGGCCAGCCTGACGAGGCTCCTGCTCCGGAGGTCTCCGAAGACTTCCGCGTGGAGGTCCGCAAGACCCTGGCAAAGCTCAACAAGAAGGTCGGCAAGAACATGGCCAGCGACCTGATCAAGGAGTTCGGAGTCGAGAAGCTGACCGAGGTCGCTCTCTCAGATCTCCCGGCTCTCATGGATAAAGCAAAGGAGGCCCTCAATGCCGAGTAAACATGCCAAGCTGCCGCCGAGCAGCGCGGAGAGGTGGATCAACTGCCCCGGCTCCGTCGCCCTCTCGGCCCAGCTCCCACCCCCAGGCTCCAGTCCCTACGCTGACGAGGGCACCCTGGCCCACGCGGTCGCCGAGCTGAAGCTGAGGAGAAACATCGGGGAGATCACCCCGAAGCAGTACGACAAGGAACTGGCCAAGCTCCAGGAGAACGAGTACTGGTGCGGCGAGATGGACGAGGCCACCGACTTCTACGCGGACACGGTCATCGAGCACCTGGCCGCTGCCGGATCCGACGCGGAGCTCATGATCGAGCAGCACTTCAGTCTCGACAAGTGGGTGCCGGAGTCCTTCGGAACCAGCGACGCCGTCGTGATCGGCGGCAGCACGATCGAGGTCATCGACCTGAAGTACGGCAAAGGCGTCAAGGTGAACGCCGAGCACAACGCTCAGCTGAGGCTCTACGGCCTGGGCGCTTCTGCCCTCTTCGGCGACCTCTACGACTTCGAGACGGTCCGCTACACGATCATCCAGCCCCGCCTGGATCACGTCAGCACCGAGGAGGTCCCGCTCTCCGAGCTCCTGCTCTGGGCTGAGGAAGACGTCGCGCCCCGTGCCATCATGGCGCTGGAGGGCACCGACTACATGGCCTGCGGCGACTGGTGCCGCTGGTGCCCGGCCAAGGCGATCTGCCGCAAGCGTGCCGAGTACAACCTGGAGATCGCGAAGGACGACTTCAAGGCTCCCCCGCTTCTCACTGACGAGGAGATCGGCGAGGTCCTGGGCCGTGCCGACTCCGTGAAGAAGTGGGTCGAGGACATCCAGGCCTACGCCCTGGAGCAGGCTCTCGCCGGGAAGCACTTCGACGGCTGGAAGCTGGTCGAGGGCAGATCCATCCGCAAGTACGCGGACGACCTCAAAGTGGCCGAGAAGCTCGTGGCCGCTGGCTACGACGAGGCGATGCTCTACGAGCGCAAGCTCTACGGCATCACCGCCATGGAGAAGATCGTCGGCAAGAAGAAGCTCACGACGACCCTGGGCGACCTGCTGATCAAACCGGCAGGCAAGCCGGTCCTGGTCCCGGAGAGCGACAAGCGCGAAGCAATCAACACGACAGAGGCCGCGAAGGCCGACTTCAACAACACAGACGAGGATCCGGACGCGATCCCGCAATTCTAAGGAGGATATAAAACTATGAGTACAAAAGTTATCACCGGCAAGGTCCGTTTCAGCTATGTGAACATCTTCAAGAGCCGCGCCTTCCAGGCTGGCCAGGACGCCAAGTACAGCGTGTGCCTGCTGATCCCGAAGGAGGACAAGGCCACGATCAAGAAGATCAAGGCAGCCATCGAGGAAGCTGTCCAGGAAGGCATCGCCTCCAAGTGGGGCGGCAAGAAGCCCGCGAACCTGAAGCTCCCGCTCCGTGACGGAGACGACGAGAGAGCCGACGAGGCTCCGGAGTATGAGGGCATGTACTTCCTGAACGCCAACAGCACCCAGAAGCCCGGCATCGTCGACAAGGATCTGAACGAGATCCTCGACCCGGACGAGGTCTACTCCGGCTGCTGGGGCCGTGCCTCCATCAACTTCTACGCCTTCAACACCAACGGCAACAAGGGCGTCGGCGTCGGTCTGAACAACATCCAGAAGCTCAAAGACGACACCCGTCTGGGCGCTGCCCGCGCCTCTGCCGAGTCCGACTTCGGCGACGGCTTCGAGGATGACGAGGACGACGACTTCTAAGGAGGAGGAAACAGATGCACAGAGTAATGGGGATAGACATCGAGACCTACAGCTCCGTGGATCTGGCCAAGGCGGGCGTCTACGCCTACACGGAGGCGCCCGACTTCGACATCCTGCTGATCGGCTATAAGTACGACGACGAGGACGAGGTCCATGTGATCGACACGCTGGCGGTCGACCGGGACTTCGACGAGGAGCTCTACGAGTTCCGCCAGGCGCTCACGGACCCGTCCATCGTCAAGACAGCCTTCAACGCGAACTTCGAGCGGACGTGCCTGGCCAAGTGGACCGGCGCGGCCATGCCTCCGGAAGAGTGGCGCTGCACGATGATCAAGGCCCTCACGATGGGCCTGCCGGGCAACCTGGCAGACGCGGGCATGGCGCTGGGCCTTCCGGAGGACAAGCTGAAGGACCCCCAGGGCAAGGCCCTGATCCAGTTCTTCTCTAAGCCCTGCAAGCCAACACGGACGAACGGGCAGCGGACGCGCAACCTCCCGGCGCACGACCCGGAGAAGTGGAAGCTCTTCATCGCGTACAACCGGCAGGACGTCGTCACGGAGCAGGAGATCCTGAAGAGGCTGGCAGTCTACAAGATCCCGGACGCGGAGCAGGCGCTCTGGTCCCTGGATCAGCACATGAACGACAACGGCGTGAAGCTGGACATCCCGATGGTCGAGAAAATCGTCGAGTATGACACCCAGCGGCGCCAGGAACTACAAGAAGAGGCCCAGACCATCACGGGCCTCAGCAACCCGAACAGCCTGGCCCAGCTGAAGAAATGGCTGGCCAGCCAGGGCGTCGAGATGGCCAGCGTCACGAAGGACACCATCGCGGAAGCGCTGGCCGGAGATCTTCCGGAGAACGTCCGGAGGATGCTGGAGATCCGGACGGCGCTCGGCAAGACCAGCGTGGCCAAATACAGCACGATGCTGACGGCCGTCTGCCAGGATCACCGCCTTCGCGGGATCCTCCAGTTCTACGGAGCCAACCGCTCCGGGCGCTGGGCTGGCCGACTGGTGCAGACGCACAACCTCGCGAAGAACTCGCTGCCGGATCTCGATCTGGCCAGGGAGCTCGCCGCTGCCGGTGACTTCGACACCATGCAGACCCTCTTCGGGGAGACGGCCTTCGTCTTCTCCGAGCTGATCCGGACGGCCTTCATCCCTTCGGACGGCTGCCGCTTCGTCGTCTCAGACTTCGCGGCGATCGAGGCCAGGGTGATCAGCTGGATCTCCGGGGAGGAGTGGCGGCTGGAAGCCTTCCGGGCCGGGAAGGACATCTACTGCGAGACGGCCAGCCAGATGTACAAGGTGCCAGTCGTCAAGCACGGCGAGAACGGCCACCTCAGACAGAAGGGCAAGGTCGCCGAGCTGGCCTGCGGCTACCAGGGAGGCATTGGAGCCATGAAGCGCATGGACAAGGGCGGAACGATCCCGGAGGAGGAGCTTCAGGCCGTCGTGGACGCCTGGAGGGCTGCCAACCCGAAGATCCCGAAGCTCTGGAGGACGTGCGAGCTGGCTGCCAAGACTGCGATCGAGGAGCACCGGACCGTCCGGATCGCTCACGGCATCGCCTTCAGCTACATCAACGGCAACCTCTTCATCAAGCTGCCAAGCGGCCGGAAGCTCTGCTACTGGGACACCCGGCTGAAGCTGGACCCAAGGGACGGCCGCGACCACATCGTCTACATGGGCGTGAACCAGGAGACGAAGCAATGGGGAGAGACTGAGACATACGGCGGGAAGCTGGTCGAGAACATCGTCCAGGCGACCGCGAGGGACTGCCTGGCCGTGGCCATGACACGGGTCAGCGAGCTGGGCTACAAGATCGTGATGCACGTCCACGACGAGATGATCGTCGACGTGCCGAACGAAGACACCAAGGCCCCGGCCGTGATCAACGACATCATGAGCCAGCCCATAGACTGGGCGCCGGGCCTGCCACTAAAGGGCGACACCTACGAGACGCCCTTCTACAAGAAAGACTAAGGAGGACACACATGGAAATCTTCGAGACTATGCACAGCATTGACGTCTACCGGAAGACGCTCACCAAGACCACCGAGACCCAGACCGGCGACCAGATCCGCGTCGGCCATTATACGGCCACATGCCAGACGGTCACGCCGAAGGGCGCCCTCTTCCTGCTGGATCAGTACCTCGACGAGGCCTACCCGATGAACAGGAAGAACACCAACAAGGGCGGCTATGAAGAGAGCGACCTCAGGGAGACGCTCAGGAGCAAGGAGATCCTCGACCTCTTCGACGACTGGGGCGACAGGATGGTCCCGTTCGACAACGGCGACCTGCTCCGGATCCCGTTCTTCGGTGAGATCTTCGACCAGGAGGACGCTGAGTACTTCGAGCCGGACGGCTGCGAGCAATGGGAGCTCATGAAGGACCGGAAGAACCGGATCGCCTTCCGGCAGAACTGCTGGGAGTGGGGCTGGCTCCAGAACAAGCGAAAGGACTCTGCGACGCATTTCTGCCGCGTCAACGTCACCGGTTTTGCCACCGGCTGGAACGCCTCGGACTCCGTCGGCGTCCGCCCGGCTTTCCTTATCAACTGATCATAAATCCCGGGGGCCCTGCGCCCCCGGAGGATCTACCCATAAACAAGCAAGGAGGAACCGATGGAGAATATTATCTCTTTTACATTCAACGAAGGCAGGGGCCACACGACCATCGTGCTGGACAAGTTCTTCCCGACCGACGCAACCCGACTCCGGAAGCTGCTCAAACTGGTCGACGAAGACTATGAACACCGGGACGAGCTGCGGGCCATCATCGTCCAGCACTGCGGTCAACGCGCCTCTGCCCTCCTGGACGGCCGGAGAGACCTGGCCAACAAGGCCGTGGAGCAACACACCAGGGCGACAGAGATGCAGCCGGAGATCGACAAGCTCACCGGCCAGATCGAGCGCCTGGCTGAGTACTGCAAGACCAAAGAGGGCCGGGCCTACCGGGAGCGGCTCAAAGAACTGAAGGCCAAGCTGAAGGACCTGAAGCAAAGGCAGCGCGACGCGCTCGCCTCCTACCGTGACTACCAGCGGGAGTTCGTCAGCGCTGAGAACCGGGCCAACAGGCTGAAGAAGAACGCGGAGGTCGCGGATTATGACAAATAAAGCAAACACGGCCGAGGTCCTACGCCTCGCCGACCACCATCTACAGATACAGAACAACGGCGAGCTCCTGATCTCTACCGGCAAGAGCCGCTTCGAGACAGCCTGGAAGAACAAGACCATCTACTGGTCCGCCCTGCTGCTGAAGCTCTCGAAGTCCGTGGAGACTCCGGAGACCCACGCCGAGTACATGAAAATGTCAAAGGAGCAGCAGGACCGGATCAAGGACATCGGCGGCTTCGTCGGCGGACACTTGAAGGAAGGACGCCGGAAGACCGGCTACGTCCTCGCCCGTCAGATCCTCACCCTGGACCTGGACTTCCCTCCTGCCGACTTCTGGGACAACCTCATGAACAACCTGGAGATCACCGGAGCCATGGCGGTCTACTCGACGCACAAGCACTCGAAGGCCACGCCGCGCTACCGTCTGATCATGCCGCTCGACCGCGAGGTCTCTCCGGATGAATACGAAGCGATCGCCAGGAAGATCGCCGAGAAGATCGGCATCGACTACTTCGACGACTCGACCTTCCAGCCGACGCGCCTCATGTACTGGCCGAGCAACAGCACCGGCGTCGAGCCGTTCTTCAAGTACTACGACGCGCCCTTCCTAAAGGCCGACAGCGTCCTGGCCGAGTACCCGGACTGGACGGACACGAGCTTCTGGCCGTACTCCTCCAGGATGACGGACATCCGGAAGCGCCAGGCCGACAAGCAGGGCGACCCTCTGACCAAGAAGGGCATCGTCGGCGCCTTCTGCCGGACCTACACGATCCCGGAGGCGATCGCGAAGTTCCTGCCGGACGTCTACACCCAGACGGCCAAGGCCGACCGCTACACCTACGCGGCGGGCTCCACTGCTGCCGGTCTCGTGATCTACGACGGCGAGACCTTCGCCTACTCGAACCACTCGACGGATCCGGCAGGCGGCCAGCTCTGCAACGCCTTCGACCTGGTCCGGATCCACAAGTTCGGCCACCTGGATGAAGGCAACGAGGACAAGAGCGGCCGGGACACCCAGAGCTACAAAGCGATGGCAGCGTTCGCTTCCGAAGATCCGGAGACGATCCACACGGTCGACAAAGACCGGCAGGACACGGCCGTCCTGGACTTCGAGAACGAGGAGATCCCTGAAGACTCAGACGAGGCCTGGAAGCTCAAACTGCTCAGGAACGAGAACGGCGACATCCGGACGGTGATCACCAACGCGGCGCTGATCCTGGAGAACGATCCAGCGCTCCAGGGGATCCGCTTCAACGAACTCTCCGGCGCGATCGAAGTCAAGGGCAAGCTGCCGTGGAACCGGCCGAACAAATACTGGAGAGACGCCGACGACGCCCAGCTCTACATCTGGGTGGCCGACAAGTACAAGGTCCAGTTCCCGGAGAACAAGTTCGCCAAGGCCCTGACCCAGATCACCGACAAG